AAGGATAGAGACTTCGGTAAAATGAGACAATGGGTTGTTGAGAATATTGACGCAGACCCAGTTCGTATTTTTAGAACGATTTATGACAACATGCATGATTATTTAGAACCTTCTAGCATTCCTCAAATTGTATTGCTGATTGGTGAGTATCAATATAAACAAGCATTTGTGCAAGATAGAGAAATTAATCTAGTTGCTTTCTTAACAGAAGTAATGGTGGAGGCTGAATGGAAGTAGATGTATTAATTGACCAGTGGTTTTGGGATAGAGGAATCACACAAAATGGTAAACCAATGGCACAAGCAATCAAAACGTTAGAAGAAACGACTGAGTTGCTTGATGCTTTAAATAAAAACGATAAGTATGAAGTGATGGACGCTATTGGTGATATTTACGTAACACTAAGAGGTGTGTGTTTAACATACGGTGTGTTTATGGAAGATTGTATTGACCAATCATATAATGAAATTAAAGACCGCAAGGGACATTTAACTCCCGAAGGAACATTTGTAAAGGAGAAATAGTATGTCTGAAGAAGAATTTAAACCAATAACGATGAAAGTCGTAACAGAAAAGGCAGCTTTCAAATTAATTAAAAATACTGATGATTTAGTTATTGTTCATTCTAAAGATGAGTGTCCAGTTTGTCAATATTTCATTCCAGAAGTATTGCAACCAGTTTTAGAAAAATACAAACACGTAACAAGCGTGATGGTTAAAGAACAATTGACATTTCCTGTTGGAGCACACCCAGTGATTTATTTCTTTAAGAATGGAAAATGTGTTCAACACCCTAGTGGTTCTGCACCAGAAGATGCTGTTGATAAAATGATGGAAGCCTTCTATGGTAATTGATTCTGAAGAAAATGTTAGGATTAGAGTTTTGTCTCAACCTAACGTTGTTGTTTTGAATTCGAAGGTAGATTGTCCAGTTTGTGAATATTATATACCAGAAGTCCTTTCCCCTATATTTGAAAAAAAATGTTATGATAATATTGAATTTTATAACATAGAATCTGATTTACTTTTTCCTGTTGACGTTCGTCCTAGACTTTTTTTCTTTAAAGATGGTGTTGTTCAATCTTTTTCTACTGGGTCGTTACCTCAGTACGAAGTTATTAATTTATTAGAGAGATATTATGGCAAACCTATTTAAAGATATCCTACCCGATTTAAACTTCGGGCATAAAAACCTAATTAGAACAGGTGATATGGAGGAATCTCAGTACATCAAGCAACGGTTTTTGATTAACCGTTCGTTGAGTATGAGTCCGGATACCGTAATGCAGTCTAATGATATGAATCATTATTATGACCTCGATGGCATGCTTCAGTATGATTATTTTATAAATAATATAAGAAAGAAGAAACGTTGGAATAAGTGGGCGAAAGCCGACAAGACGTCTTCTAAAGTTGATATTATTAAAGAATATTATAATTATAATGAACAACGGGCAGTCGAGGTATTACCACTTTTGTCTAAAGATCATTTTGACTTTATGAAAAGCAAAATGGACAAGGGTGGTAATGATGGATCATCAAAGGGAAAACGCAAGTGATTATGAATGGTCACTTGATAAACTTTTAGAAGTTAAATTTGAACAGGATAACGATTTCTTAAAGATTAAGGAAACGTTGACTCGAATAGGTGTCGCTTCAAATCGTGATAAAATATTATATCAATCGACTCATATTTTACACAAACGTGGAAAATATTATATAGTCCACTTTAAAGAGTTATTTGCCCTTGATGGTAAAAACTCTACGATTGAACTTGCTGATATTGAAAGGCGGAATGCTATTATTAAGTTGTTGGTCGAGTGGAATTTATTGACAGTTGTTGATGACGAACAATTAGAACCAATGGGACACATTGGACAGTTTAAAGTGATATCGTTTAAAGATAAACGAAATTGGGAATTAGTTCCCAAATATACTATTGGAAATAGATAATGAAATATAATAGATTTTACGATAAATACACATCGAAATCTAAAGAAGTAACAGTAACCGACTTTGTACTAGTTTTAGCAGTTTTGTGGGGAATGTCCTTTGTGATTATTCCCCTTGTGATTATATTCGTAATGCTCTTATCTAGTGTAGTTCTATATACAATCATCGAACGTATTTATAGTCGAATCAAACGATTTATATAAATAGTATTATCGTTTAATCTTAAAAGGTTTGTATGGTTTGTGTTTCTAAATCTTGTCAATGGATAACTACATTATCTCAACTGGCAGTAGCAGTAGTATTTGTGTATGCAGGATTAGTTGTTAATACTCATATGGAATCTTGGACAAAATCGTTTGAACAAGGCTCTGCTGACCTTCATAATATTAGACTAAATATGAGTACGATGACGTATTCAATGGAAAGTATCAATAGTGATATGGATACGATGAATAATACTACTCTAGCAATGGAACAGCATATTCATCAATTAAACGACAACATTACGACTATTAACAAACAGATGTACCAAATGAATGGTGCTGTTGGAAATATGTCAAACAACTTCTCTCCACGTGGAATGGCAAGAAGTTTTATGCCCTTTTAGGAGAAATATAATGGCAAGCACAGAACAAGGCGATATCGCAATGGATGATGATTTTGAATGGGGTTTCTCATTCTCGGATAACGATGACGGCGACTTAGATACCGTTGTTGCAAAAGTATCGTCAGCGTCATCTGCAGACCTCAACCCAGTATTACAGAAATTGGATGCTATTCTTGCATTAATTCCAACAGACGGAATTGAGAATGGTGAGGTAGTAGATGTTGATTTGTCGTCAGTTGAAAATAAACTTGACCAAATCATTGCATTAGAAAAAGTGGACGCATTAACTGCTGGTGATATGCCAGATATGTCCCCTCTTGAAACAAAACTCGACACACTTTTAGGTCGAGAAACTACAGTGAACGCACCATCAGTGGATATTGACTTATCTGAAATTACTGATAAATTAGAGGTGCTTGAGTTGTCAATAGGAGAAGTACGTGACCTTGACTTTAATGGGGATGATAGTGTTGACTTTGGCGATATTAACAATAACCTTGCTGATTTATTGGCTAGACAAGAGACGGTCGAATCGGAACTTGAAGCGAAGAAACAAGAGTTTATCGATTTTAAAGCAAATAAACTCAAAGCATTGGAAAAATTAATTATTCCTTTACTAAAGAATTTAAAATCAAACCCAGACAAAGACTACATCAAGTGGCCAAATCGTGCTGGTATTCTAGACGCACAAATTGCGAAGATTCTAGGATTAACAAGATAATAATGAATATATTATGAGTTGTAACATGACATATGATGAGTTACATGAGGCGTACCACAAACTGCAAAAAGAACAGAATGCTGGTATGTTTGATTATAACTGTAAAGTAAAAAGAATCGTTGACGGTGATACGTTAGACGCATACATCGACTTAGGTTTTGATGTATGGACCACCAAACGAATTCGATTTATGGGTATTGATACTCCTGAGTCTCGCACACGTGACCTGACTGAAAAACGTTTCGGCAAAGGTGCAAAGCATCGTCTTGTTGAAATGCTTGAAGGCAATGATAATAAGTTTATTGTTCGTTCACACGGTACTGGTAAGTTCGGTCGTGTTCTTGGTGAGTTGTATATTCCTGAATTTGAATGTTCTGTAAACGAACAAATGATTGAGGAAGGACATGCAGTTGCGTACTTCGGTGGTTCTAAACAAGAAGTTAAAGATGCTTTAACCGAAGCACGTAAAGTATCTTCAGATTATGTTTTGACTCATATCGACGAGATTAAAAAATAATCTAAAAAACTTTACTTTCCTTCTGTTTTATAGTATAATAGATGTATTACTTATTATAAAAGGAAAGTATGCCAATAGATTCGGCACTGTTAGATATTGAAACCCTTGGAACAAATGCTGATGCGGTAGTTGTATCCGTAGGCATCGTTGCCATCGACTCAACAAAAGATTACACTTACAAAGAACTTATTGATAATGGATTCTATGTCACATTGGACGTTAAGTCACAAGTCGACTCCGGACGGAAAATCGACAAGGATACTTTAGCGTGGTGGGGAACACAAGGTGATGAAGCAATGAAAGTCCTTGAACCTTCTAAGGATGATATTCATTGGAATCAACTTCTTCCTGCTATTTTCAATTACTTTAAAGAAGTTGAAGCATCCCCAAAAGACGTTCTGGTATATGCCCGAGGAAGTCATTTTGACTTCGGTATTCTACACGATTTATTTCGAGTAACTGGTGACGCCGGTGCATACGACCTTCCTTGGAGATGGTGGAATATCCACGATTCAAAAACAGTACAAATAACCCTTCTTGACGAAAAGATAGACGTGCACCCAGAAGGGTTCATTCATCATAACGCACTACACGATGCAGCCAGAGAATATATGAATATTCAATTGGCAATTTATAAATTTCAACAAACCCTTGAGGGCAAATAATGGACGATTTATCAGATTACGACTTAGACGACAATTTTGACAATTATGCAGAAGCGCACTTTTACGACGTGTCTTTATGTTTTAACTTTATGGACTATGATGATTGTATTACATTTGAAATGGTTGCCGATGGAGAGGTTGAAGACAAACTTGCTCTAGTAGAATCTGTTATTGAGGGGTATGGTGGAATTTCAGAAATGGAAGATGGAACTATTATAAACCTTAAACAATTCGTAACCGCTCATGTTGTAGAAAGTAAAGGACACAAAACAAGTAAGGTTAAGTCTAAATTTAACATAGTACATTAATATGGAAGATATTAAATTAAAAGATTTTATTAAGATTTATAATGGAGTTCTGCCGGCTGGAATATGTTCTGATTTAATCGATAATTTCGAGAAACACCAAGAAGACCATATTCAAAGTGGTATGGGTGCGGACGAACATCACGACTCATATAGAAATGCTATTGAGATGAATTGTTCTGTCATTTCGGACAATGACGTTGATTGGAAATTCCTTACATCTTCTTTAAATAAGGTTGTTATGGATTACTTCAATAGGTATATGTATGATATGAAACATGCAGGATTATCTCATATTTCTATTCCCGAATCTAATATATTAGAAGAGTGGAGAATGCATAAGTATGAGCAAGGTAAACATTACTATAAGAAACACGTTGACTCGTGCGATTCAAATTCTTCAATAAGAATGTTGTCATTCTTATTTTATTTAAACGACGTTGAAGAGGGAGGAGAGACTGCATTCACCGACCATTTAAAGGGTATTGAATGTAAACCAAAACAAGGAAGGTTGTTGGTATTTCCTACATGGATGGGATTCCCTCATGAAGCAAAAGAAGTTATTAAAGGCACGAAATATATGATTAAAAGTTATATTCATTATCCTGGAGAGTTGGACATTGATTAACTTTAAACGTGAAGTCTTTTATCAATTTATATGCACTCATTGTAAAGAAGATTGGAGAATAACTAACCCAGAAGAAGATAAAGAAGAATGGTGGTGTCCTCATTGTGGTAAATCTCAACTAGTCCCATCAACCGAAGAACCGACTTTAGTAAAAAGCGATAATCATATTAAGTATGAAGATAAACTTACAGAACAGCGTTGTTCAAATGGTGGTTGGTGGAACCCAATAACTAAAAAATGCATGGGCACAGGTAACGGATTTAATCCTGATAATACTTGACATTCACTTCAATTTATAGTATAATAGAAGTATGAATTATTATACATCAGTACACACATTAGGGAATAAGGTTTTATCTAGAGGGATTGACGACTCTGGTAAAGATTTTATTCGTAGAGAAATATTTAAACCAACTATGTTTGTTCCAGGTAAAACTGGTGACACTCCATATAAAACTCTAGAAGGTGAAAAGGTATATCCTATTCAGCCTGGTTCTATGAAAGAAACTAAGGACTTCATTAGGGATTATAGTAACGTTGGTGGGTTTAAAGTATATGGAATTGACCAATTTGACGTTCAGTATATCTGCGACAAATGGAACGACACTATTGAATTCGACCCAACTCAAATCAGAACATATAATATTGATATTGAAGTTGAGTCTGGTGAGGGATTCCCTCACCCAGAACAAGCAGCCTCTGTAATTAATGCAATTACAATCTATGATAATATATTAGATACTTACTTCACATGGGGACTAGAGCCTTGGTGTCAAGAAGACGGTGAGTATGCCGATACTGATATTAAAATTGTCTATGAAGAATGCGACGATGAAGTTGAATTATTAAAGAGTTTCCTTGACTTCTGGCAAAAGACACCACCGCATATCGTTACTGGTTGGAACATTGAAGGGTTTGATATACCTTACATTATGAATCGTTATGCCAAGATATTTGGTGTTGATGAAACCAAAAAGTTCTCACCTTTTGGATGGATTAGGGAACGTAAAGTAAAAACTAAATTTGGTAAAGAGCAGGTCGTTTATGATATGTACGGAATCCAATGTCTAGACTACATTCAACTATACCGCAAATTCACATACAAATTACAAGAGAGTTATAAACTGGATTGGATCGCCCACGTTGAATTAGGTGAGAATAAACTTTCTTATGAAGAAGAGGGTTCGTTGTTTACTTTATCTAGGGTGAATTATCAAAAGTTTATTGACTACAATATCAAAGACGTAGAACTTGTTAAACGTTTAGACGATAAGATGAAACTTATTGATTTGACTTTGACTATGGCATATGACGCAAAGATTAACTACCAAGACGTATTTGGTACGGTTAAACAATGGGATGCTATTATCTATGATTATCTAAAGCAACAGAATATAGTTGCACCACCTAAAAATCATTCTCATAAAGATGAGAAATATATTGGAGCATACGTCAAAACTCCTATTTTAGGAAAGCATGAGTGGATTGTTTCGTTTGACTTGAATTCTCTATATCCTCATTTAATTATGAATTATAATATTAGTCCCGAGACTATTGTTGGGTTTAAGTCCGGAGTTACGGTTGATTCTTTGTTAAATAAAGAAGTAGACTTGAGTGAATTGAAACGTGATAATACAACGGTTGCTCCTAACGGAACAGTTTACACCAGAAACAAACGTGGGTTCTTGCCTGACTTGATGGAAAAGATTTACAGGGAACGTAAGGTTTTCAAGGGTAAGATGCTTGATGCTGAGCAACGTAGAGAGGATGGCGATTCTAGTACAGAAACTGTGAATGATATTGCTAAATTCAATAACATTCAAATGGCAAAGAAGATCCAGTTAAATTCCGCATATGGAGCGGTCGGAAATCAATATTTCAGGTACTATGACCTACGAAATGCAGAAGCAATTACAACAGGTGGCCAACTTGCAATTAAGTGGATTGAAAAGAAACTTAATGCTTATTTGAATGATATTTGTAAGACTGAGGATTACGACTACGTTGTTGCAATTGATACAGACTCTGTTTACCTAAGACTT